TACTATAAATAATCGTGAAATGCCTTGAATTCTTTGACTATTCAAGGCATTTTCGTTATAATAAATTAGATATGAGATTTAAGTCAATAAGCCTTGATATTATAAGGATTATTTTTATTTCGTCACAAATTCGTCAAAAATTTATCCAAAAATTTTTGATACATCCTGTGCAGCGTTCTTGCGCATCTCATCTGAATAGTGGACGTAGACATTCATTACAGTATTGATATTGTCTCCAAGTAAACTTGCTACTGTTTTTATATCAACACCATTCGCAAGAAGTGTTGTTGCATAGGTGTGACGAAATGCATGGATAGTTTTATTGGGAACTACCGTTCTAATAGCATAATTTACATTACCAGTACTGCTAGTATTAATATTAAATAATCGCTCTGTATTAGAGATTGATTTATACTCTAATAATATATTGGATAGAATCGGAGGGATAGGAAGAGTTCGAATACTATTTCTTGTTTTCGGTTCCTTTACTCCGAATGCGTTATTTGACGTCCTAGACCATTGTTTGTTAATTCGAATGGTATTATAGGCCAAGTCTATATCAATCCACGTTAGGGCTAAAATTTCGCCATATCTAGCCCCTGTATATCGAGCAATGGATAGTAGGGTATATAGCTTTTTATTATCTATATATGTTTTTAATAGTAGATCCATTTCATCCATGGTAAAAGTTGTTAATGATTTATATGTTTTAGTTGTAAATCGTTTAATTTCTGATACCGGGTTAGATTGTATAATTCGATACGGTTTAATGGCGAAATTAAAAACAGACTTTAGGAAGGTGATGTGCATATTCTTTGTACGATTGGCAAATTTAATGTCAGAGAGCGTTTTAAATATCATCTGATGTGATATATCTCTAACACGTTTTTGATGCAATACAGATAGATTTTTAATGATATAATGATATACTAATTTTGTATTTTCTGATATGCTTGTTTTCTCACGCATATACAATTCACACAATTCAATAAATGTAATATTTTTAAGACTGTCATCAAGAGGATTGGTGACAGTCTTTTTTAGGTTATCGACAATTTGTTGCCCATAGAGCTTTGCCTCTCTCTGAGTAGGAAAGCCCTGCTTAGACTTTTGTTTCCATTTGATCCCGTCTTTATAACTGACAATAATTTGGTAACCTTTGTCTTTCTTCCTGACTGTAAAATTATATTGCATGGTTACACATCCTTGCTATTAACCACGTGATAAAAGAATTCTTCATCTATATCTTCATATAATTCTCTTTCATGAGCAATCCGTTCTATTAGATTGATATGTTCTTCAGAATGGAAGTCATCGTGTTTAATATGTCCTAATTCGTGTAGTACACTAACTCGTTGAGCATCTAATGGCTTATTTAAATTAACCAGTATTGAATGACTGCCATCTTCATTAAGACGTACTACTGCTGTTTGTGTTTTCTTTAATTGCGTATAGATCAAGTTAATAGACATAACAACACTCTCCCCTGATAGAATTAATTAGATAAAGGTTCGTTAAAATACATATTATATGATTTATGAAATATATACATTGCAACTTCATAACTCGGAGAATATGCAGGAGCTTTACCAGAAGGTGATTTCCCAAATTTGAAAGAATCTATAGAGGAAATCTTATTTCCATTTAAATCATACCGAATTAAAGTATTTATTTTAAACTTTACCCCATTATCATTTGTAAATTCCCTTGCTAAATCATTAACTTCTTCAAATTTAAGTGCTAATGTTTTTAAACTTCTATCGTAATTAAAAAAAGAAGTCTGATTTGCTTCTACAATACTGTTTTCATCGTACCATATAGAATATACAGTAGCGTTAATAGCATAATATGGCGGATTATATCTTGATACAACAATCGTTGAATTATCAACATACGCTTCATGCATTTGGTCAGAATACACTAATGTGTATTGATTTGGATTGTTACGCAATTCATTTAAAGAAATTGCATTGCATGATAAAGGAATAAATAATATACAGATTAATATTAATAACTTCTTCATTCTACTTTCCCTCACGTTTCTTTAATCCCTCAATTAAATTAACTACAAAATCAATATCATCTTTTGACATGTCTTCAGCTGCATCAAACAACAATCGCATATCAGGATTGTCTTTCAATTTATTTGCGTATTCCGCTACTTCTGGATCGATGTAATATGGGTCATTTATATCTGACTTATTTTCAATTAAATCTGATTTTTCTACACCAAAATAATTAGCCAACTGTTCAATTTTGTTCATTCTAGGCATTTTAGTTCCATTAACCCATGTTGAAACAGTTGATTTGTTTAACTTCAAATCAGCCACTAAATCTGCTTGTGTCTTTTTGTTTGCTGCTAATAAATTGCTAAGATTTTGAGCAAACACTCTCTTGTAATTAGAATCCATAATAAGCTCCTATTCTCCTCTCCTGCGTACCTATATATTAATACTTAAAGTAGTAAAACACAATACTATTTTATAAAAAAGTTTACTTTTAGTATTGACATTCTACTTTCAGTAAACTATACTAATAATCAAAGGAAGGAGGGATAAATTGAAGCGATTAAAAATTTCTTTAAAAGCTGCGAGAGTTAATGCAAATCTATCGCAAGAAGAAGTAGCAAGGAAAATGAAGAAATCCAAGGTTACAATCAATAACTGGGAAAATGGAAAAACAGAAATTGATTATGGGAATTTGAACGAATTGTGTCGATTATATTCCGTAACCATGGATGATATTCTTTTGCCTTATTAGTCTACTTTAAGTAGAAAAAAGGAGATGAAACATGCTAGTACAAAACAAACAAGATTTATCCATAGCTAATAGAGTTTATGGAAATACGGAAACTGTCTTTGGTTGGGCTGGTCGAAATGCTGAGTATGCACAATATTGGAGAAAGATTATTAGGGAATACTTTGCTAAACGACATACAAGTAAGTTATGTAGAAAGTCCATCCACGGCAAAATCAAAGAATGTCGTGAAGCAGATAGGATGGCAAAAGTAGAATCAAGGATTCCAGTATGGAACCCATAGTTTATACGATTAAAGACGTTGCAGAATTGCTCCAATGCAGCGAAAGCAGCGTCAACAATCTTAGGGAACGTGGCATCCTACGTGAAGTAAAAGGGCTTCCGGGCGTCCGCTTCAATAAAAAAGAAGTCGAGGCGCTAGTAGGGATTGTGGATCAATACAGTCCACTACAATACAGAAAGTTAGAAAAGGAGCGTAATGAGCTTTTACAAGAAAATGAAAAGTTAAAAATGAGTATACGAAAAATAACCAGTGATTTACTGGTTATGGTAGAAGGGGAGTTGAAGTTGTGATTATTGCTTTAAAATGGGCTGCTTTTATATGGATTATCGGATCCATGGGAAGCCTAGAAATTGATAAAATTGGTTTTTTCCAGTTTCTATTACAAATCATTATTGGCGGACTTGTTTGGGTGTGCGCCGATGTATATGAAAAAGAAAACGCCCGCTAACCGGCAAGCTAAACGGGCGTAGGTAAATAACACCTATAGAAATTATAACACGGAGGACAAATGAAGCGCATTGAAATCTTAATAGATGAAGCTAATCCAGATAAAAAGATAGGTATTAGTTATAACAAAGACAGTTTTGAAAATAATGAAGAAGTATTAGCAGTACTCCTTGGTTCAACAATTGGATTTGTTAAAGAAAATGTACCAAATAATAACAAAGTCTTATATCTTCAAGTTTGCATCGGAACCATGCAAACATATCAAAAGCAAATTATCTTTGACGAACGTTATAAGGATATGGATAGTAAAGATCCATTTTATGACATCATTCAAATTTTAAAAAAGTAAGGAGCAAACAAATGAATGAAAAACAACAAGTCTTAAATCTAACTAATATTTGTGATGGAAAGTTAGAAGCTGAATTTGAGGAAATGTACAAAGATGCATTACGAAAAATCTCAAAAGGTCAGAAAGCTAAAATCACTATTAATATTGAAATGTTACGAGTTCCAGATACCGATACCATCGTAGAACTTGGTTACAATATTAAATCAACATTACCAGCTATCTCACGTCGTGCTATCGGTTCTTATGCGGACGACTTCACAGTAAAAGTTGATGTCAACGAAAAGCCGCAATTAGAAGTCCTAACATTTAATTCAACTACTGAAAAGAGAGGTTAACACAATGGAAGAAAAATTTAACTTGAATGTACAAACAGAAAATGGTGAAGTAATTATTCGTCATGGTGAAGCCAATGACGTGTTTCAATATAACGGATTTAGATATGAACTTAGTAGCGCTGAATCATTTGTTAAAGGTGTAAAAGCTAAGGGAGACCCTAAAACATCTGTTATTACATATTCAGACAAAAAGGTGGTAGCAGTAACAGACTGCACTGTAACAGATCGTAAGCAAGACAAAATTGTATACGCATTTCAAAAAAGCGAACAGTTTAAAGAATGGTATTCCATCTTTGGTCTAAGTTTAACGCAAAAAGAAATGCTTGATTTACTCCGAATTCATGAACATGAAATCGAAGATTACGAAAAGCTTTTAATTGCTGTTAGAAATTTCAAATACGTAACACAAACGGAAGGTGATTTTACTCGAACTGATGATGATAACTATGTTATGAGCATCAAAGTAAAAGAAGCTGAAGGTACTTTAAAGATGCCTCGCTTTATCTTTGTAAACATGGTCATTCTTAATGAAAGTCAATTCACTCAAAAAATTGAAGTGCAATTAGACATCATTAAACCTAAAGACGAAGGGGATAAATTATCGTTCAAGTTATCTTGTCCAATTATGAATCGTTATGTTAAAGATGCTATCAAATCTGAAACCGATTCAATTAAATCTGAATTAACCAATTACTTGTTATTGGCTGGTACTCAAGAATAAGGAGCAAATGCATGGGAGAATCAATCAAAATTAATTCATTTGAATTAGAAAATGTAAAGCGTGTTAAAGCTGTTTCTTATGAACCATCACCTAATGGGTTAACCATTATTGGTGGGAAGAATGGACAAGGGAAAACATCTATCCTTGATGCCATTGCTTGGACACTAGGCGGTGCAAAGTTTGAACCATCTAGTGCGGTACGTGATGGAAGCTACAATCCGCCTAAATTAGAAGTAAAACTATCTAATGGGCTAGTGGTTACACGTAGTGGTAATAGCAGCACATTAAAAGTTGTAGATCCAGAAGGTAAAAAATCTGGTCAACGTATTTTAGATGGGTTTATTGGGCAACTAGCATTAGATCTTCCTAAGTTCATGGAAATGAGTGATAAGGAAAAGGCAAATGAACTTTTGAAATTATTAGGCGTAGAAGACGAATTAAATAAACTCGAAGGTAAACATCAAGAGGTATACGCAAAACGTCATTCTATCGGTCAAATTGCAAATCAAAAAGACAAGTATGCAAAAGAATTAGTCGGTTATGACGAGGTGCCACTCGAACCGATTAGCGCATCGGAACTTATCCAACAGCAACAAGCCATTTTATTGAAAAATGCAGAGAACCAAAAGAAACGTAATAACGTTTCAGCTATTCAAGCTCAAATGGTTACTGTAAATAACTTGGTTGATGAAGCGCAAAAGAAACTCGAAGAACTACAAGCTAAACAAGCACAATTAGCTGAAGATTATGATATTGCAACTACTGCAGCGAAAGATTTAGAAGATGAATCTACGGCTGAACTCGAGGAGCAAATTAAAAATGTAGATGCCATTAATCAAAAGGTACGTGCTAATCAAGAACGTGCAAGAGCATTGCAGGAAGCCGCTGATTATAAAGCAGATTATGATAACTTGACTGGTGAACTTGAAACCATCAGGGAAGATAAAAATAAACTGCTTGAATCTGTACAAATGCCATTATCAGGTTTATCCATTCAAGATGGCGTCCTTATCTACAATGATCGTCAATGGGACTGCATGAGCGGTGCTGAGCAGCTCAAAGTGGCTACGGCCATTGTTAGAGCTTTAAATCCTAAGTGCGGATTCGTACTTATGGATAAACTCGAACAAATGGATGTAGACACTATGAAAGAATTTGGGGCTTGGCTTGAATCGGAAGGTCTACAAGTCATTGCTACTCGTGTTACTAATAACCAAGATGAATGCTCCATCATTATTGAAGATGGACACATTAAAGGTGAAGAGTACAGTAATGTAGCAGCACCAGTTAATGAAACTAAACCTGAAAATGAATGGGGTGATTTTTAATGAATATTACAACAGGTAAACGAAAACGTGCGCAAAAGGTGGTCGTGTATGGCACCGAGGGGATTGGTAAAACAACCTTTGCCAGTCACTTTCCATCACCTGTATTTATTGATACAGAGGGCAGCACAGACCATTTAGATGTGGCTCGCACAGATAAGCCTACATCATGGCAAATGCTTATTTCCTTTGTTAAGGAATTTGCAACAATGCCGGGTTTCTATCGGACTTTGGTCATTGACACGATTGACTGGGCGGAACAGTTATGTGTTGAGTACATCTGTGCTAAACATAATAAATCGGGGATTGAAGACTTTGGGTATGGCAACGGATATGTATTTGTCCGTGAGGAAATGGGCCGTTTCTTAAATCTGCTTGATGAAGTTATTAATGCAGGTATGAACGTAGTACTTACTGCTCACGCTCAAATTCGTAAGTTTGAACAGCCAGATGAATTAGGCGCCTATGATCGCTTTGAATTGAAACTTGGCAAAAAGACGGGAAGTCAAACATCTCCACTTATTAAAGAATGGGCGGACATGGTACTCTTTGCCAATTAT